TATTGGCAAGCTCAGTCTCGGCATCCAGACCATGGATAGCCTTCAAGTCTTGCGCGATTTCCATCGTGTATTCAGCTTTCAGTGCGCGTGACCGGGCAGTCACCGTGACTTTGTCAATCGAGAATGCCATTTCAGCAAACTGATTAGTTGACACATCGCCCAATGCTTCGGCCTGTGCCGTGGTCATGCCGCGACCCATACCGTAAGTGGTATTAGTTGCCAGATCATAGACAGGGTTGGTATTGGCAAAGCCAGCCGTTACAGCACCATTAGCGCCAAGCGCATTGGTACCAGAAAATGCCGAATTTGCTTCATTGAACAGAGCTTCGGTGCCAGTCTGATCCACATAACGTGAACGCATTGCGAAAATCAAACCAGTGGGACCAGTCATTGGCTGGACGCCACAAATGTCGTAGGCAATCAGGTTTGGCAACGCACGCCGCACCAGTGAGATGAGAATTGGATCATATGAACCAATGTTGCCGCCGCCATAATTATTGGTCGGTGCCGTCTCATTTAGCTGCCGTGATTCCTCTGCCATCGCTTTTTCTTGATTTTCAAGAATAATGGCAGTAATCGCGCGCCGATAGGGGTCTTTGATTTGGCCTAGACCCTCATAATCGAGAACCGGTGACCACTTTTTTTCGAGCTCCTCCGTAAGATACATATTAGTTATCCTTTTTTTGTTGTTCAGAATAGAGTTTTACTCTATATCCTTTGTGTTGTTTTCTATTTTGAGTACCATAAGCGACAGCGCGCAATGCGTACTCAGATAATTCATTTTCTCTTCCAAACTTTCTAATGTTTTTGACTATTTGTATTTCACCATTTGGAAAAGTAATTTCGTATTCTTTGGCATTACAGGACAATTTTTGTTGATGTTCTTTTGTCCTTGGTTTTTTAGTTCCCTTATGCTTTAGACTAAGAAGTTTCTTAGTTTTTTCTGAGTGGTTTGAGCAAAACCCATCACCACCGTCAGTTCTATTCAAAAGAATACCTTCGTTTAAATCCTTTCTACCATACCAACGAATGTAAAACCTTTCTAATGCACATGCTCCAATGTTGGTTAAATTAGATTCCATTATGACTCTAAGAGATAGATTTTTAGGAATCGATACTGATGTATGTTTAGTGTCGATTCTACTTCCCTTTCCTTTACCAATGTAGTAAGGGGTTAAGGAACTTTTTCTTAAATAGGCATATACGTAATAGGATAATTTTTTCTCCATTATGTTACTTGGGCATGCTGCGGCCAAGGGTGCGAACATATGCAGCCATTGGGCCTTGTAGATTTTCCGTTAAGACTTTGCTCGGGTCTGCTGATTCAACGCTGTCGAGCGCATTCGTAGCATTCACGGAAACTTGGAAATAGGATTCCTTCAATGTAGCGAGTTTCTTTTCAAATTCTTCAGCAGATTTGAATTCGACGCTTTCAGCAAGGGTTTTGAGCTTTTCGGCCTGGGTGTCGGTCAAGCCTACACAGGCATCGACAAACACTTCAAAACGCTTGGATTCATTGACTACCTTGGTTAACTCGACGTTCTTTTCAATTTCCTCATTGAGTTTGGCTTCGATTTTTTCTTTTTCATTTGCCAATTCCTCAACGACATTCACCCTTTCCTCTGGCATTTCAATGCTGTGCTCAAGGCAAAGATTGCGGAAACCAGCGATGAAGTCTTCGGTAATCTCGGTGCGCAAGGCACTTTCAATGGCGACTTCATTATCGGAAATCCATTGTTCGATAATGTAATTGAGATAATTGTCTACCTGCTCAACCAAAGCACTTGTGACATTTTCAATTTCTTCTTCAAGCGATTTGGTATAGGCTTCCTCGATAATGGTCAGTTCCTGCTTGACGCGTGCGCCAACGGCCGATTCGAAGATGGTCTGGGCCTTCATTCGGAAATCTTCAGATAGTGTCTCTTCGCCTTCCAATAGAGCATCAACATGCTCTTTCATGGTAGCTGCGCGATCTTCTTCGACTTGTTGGACTATTGGTTGTTCCTCGACATATTCAAAGTTTTCGTCGATGGCCTGGGAAATTTGCTCTTCATTCATACCTTTTTCGATGCATTCGGCAACAAACGCCTCTAACTCTTCCGAGATTTCGACATTCTCATCGCATTTCTTGTCGTCATCATCTTTATCATCATCTTCATCATCATCATCATCGTCGTCGTCATCATCATCTTCTTTCTTTTTATCTTTCTCTTCCTTAAGTTTCTTAATGGGCTCGGAACCAACAGGGGACGAAGACGACTTGGATTTGTCTTTACCCATTTTTGCCGCAGCCTTGGCTGATGGTGGCACATCGCCCTGCTTCACCAATGCTGGACCAAGGTCTTGTACCTCGCTGGTATCTGGAGGGTTAGAGCCTGGATTGGCAAATGGGCCTTCCTTAGCGCCTGCATTGGGGCGCAATGACGATTTATTGACGGTCGTGCTCTTGGCGTCGCGATCTGGATCATTGTCTGACGAACTGACCGAAGGCACCACGCCTTCTTTCATCAGGATGCCAGTTGCTAGTTCAGTTAAAGATTTGCCCATAGTTGATTGCTCCTAATTGATTTTCTATTTATAATATTACAGTTTTCTGATGTAACTCTCGAATAATGTTAGTGCTTTGGCTTCTATTTCTCGTCTAGAAAGCGTTTTTAGTTGCTGTCTAGTCTCTTCGAGAAATTGCTTATGCCAATTACCGGCGGTATCCATCCACCAGTCATAGTTTTCCATGATGCCGTGAACAAACGCATCAGGTGCACTAGGGTCTGCAACGATGTCAGCCGCTGTGGCCAGTTTGAAATCGTCTTGAACCAATTGATAGCCATTGTGGGGTTTCAGAGACCCTACGCCTCTAGTCGAAACGCCCAAATTAGCTCCACTATCGAGTAACCCTTTAACTGTATTACCCATTGGAGTATCAACAATTTTTGCTTTACCGATAAAGTTATTCCCATCTGGATGCAGTTTAGTGATCATATGGGAAACACGGTCGAGATTGATTGACGGGGTGTCAGGATGGCCTAATTCGCCAAATGCACGATTTTTGGCGACATATTCCCTGTTATACCTTCCGATTTCTTTATTCAGAATGTCATAAGGATAGACCCTGCCATTCTTGTTTTGTTTCTCGGCTTGACAGAAAATTCCTTCTACGAAATAGTTCTTCTTGCCGTCTTTTTCTTCGATTAGGTATTTGACATCTGTTACTTCTTCTCTTATTAACTTCACGACGTATTCCCCCTGTCAAACCTTTTTAGTGTTTTTTGAATGATCGCTTGATCATTATCCAAAAATTCAACACTTTCCTTAGCCATGATCATCTTCTTCTTCTCACGTATCTTGCATTCGGCAATCATTTCGATACGCTCATTGAATAGACGCTCGGCTTCGGTATAGTTCTTTTCGATAATGTATGTAACTATATTCAATGCCATTATCTCCTGTTATCTATTGAAGGCGGTTGGATCGTCGAACTGACCGGCAGCAAAGTCACGATTGTCTTTTCTCAGATCAATGAAAATCGTAGCCGCCTCATCTGCTGCTAAACCGGCAGTAGTAATAAGTATGTCTCCATTTGAAGTACCTTGTGGATTACCTATTGTTGCACCAGCGCCCATGGCTACAAAATTATAGTCGAATATCCCATGTCCCATCGTGACAATGTCTGCATTATTGCTAGGTCCATCCCACAGGAGTTTGACATAACCAGCAGCCGATTGCACTGATCCAAAAATTCGTTTAATTGTAGTGGAATAGGTTGTTTTGATATGAAGATTTGAGAGAGTATTCATTAGCATATTATTGGCATTCAATGAACCGCGCAGCATGGAAACATCCACAAGCAGAGTATTGGCTTCCTCACTGCCATCTGAAGTGATCACATATTTGAGCAGCGCTCGATTGTGGCCGTCGACAAGTTTTTGCTCTTTTATGAGATTTGCCATTTCATCGCCTTATACAAAAGTTTATTAGCTTACGATAGGAAGTAACGTTTTCATTGAGCATGCTCACCATTTCTTTCCTATTTTCGTTGTTCAGAGAACT